GAGTACGAGGGTTTCATCTTTCTCCCTCTTGACAAGGATACCTGCCCAAGGGTAACCCTGGAAGCCCGTGTGATGGGCTTGAACGTCATGACCAATGACAACGTCCTCCAGAAGAGAGACCAGTGGTATGCTTCCTCTGCTGAGGACTGTGAAGCTTACCTACGCTCCAGGGCTTCGTTCTTTTGGGAACAGATCAATCAAGCCAAGTCGGCGTAGATTTCCTTGTTCTCTCTTCCAAACCACCTGACAAGCCTACCGGCATAGACGTTTGCTTGATCCTCAAGCATCTGGTTGTCGGCATCCTCCGGCCCAATCATCCCAAGCTCGAATTGCCTGTGATGCGTCAGTTCATGAGCAAGGGTTCGCATGATGTCGGCAATGGCCCTGTTCTTTGCTGCCACAATCACCTTTCCAGCTTGCGGGAGATAACCCCCGGCACTGGGATAGTTTGGATCGTGCCCAAACAAGAACACGATTTCGGCATTGCGTTGGATCTTGAGGGACTCCACCACGTAGGCAGTGAACTTCTTGATCAGAGCTAGGTTTTGTGGCGTTTTTTCCATTGCTAGGTCTAAATAGCACACAAAGGCAGTCTCCAAGCCCAATCTAGGCTCATGACTGTCCACCTCCCGCTATTCAAAGACGAAACTAGGCTGCCAACAGGGAAGAACCACATTTCTTTTTCCGAGGTATCCACTGCTCTTGAATGTGGTTGGCAGCACAAGCTCAAGTACGTCCACAAACTGGAAGATCCTGGGTCGGAGCATACTGTGTATGGCTCGTGCATCCACGACTCAGCAGAGAATTGGCTCCTGAACAAGGACAGTGCTTGGTACGACTTGGAGGAGAGCATCGAGAGCTGCGTTGCCAAGGTGAAGGAAGAGTTCGCAAGGATTGGCTTCGATGCTGATGGCAACCCAAAGAAGCTGGAAAAGGAGTGGATTACTCCTGTCGGCGGAATCCTCACCAAGATCCCATCTTGGATGGATGAGACCTTCCCAGGATATAGTGTGGTCGCAGCAGAGCTTGAACTCTTTGAGCCATTGGACGGCCAGAAGAACAAGTGGTACAAGGGCTTTGTTGACTGTGTGATCAAGGTTCCAAAGAAGGCAAGGAAAGGAGCAAAGAAGGCTCCAAGTGGTTTCACTTACTGGATTCTTGACTGGAAGACGACTTCCTGGGGTTGGGACAAGAAGAAGCAAACCGACCCTGTCAAGAAGATGCAGCTCGCCCTCTACAAGCATTTCGTCGCAAGGAAGCTTGACATTCCCCTTGCAGACATTAAGTGTGGGTTCGTTCTGCTCAAGAGAACCGTGAAGTCTGGCGACCACTGTGAGCTCCTTGAGGTGCCTGTTGGTGATCAAACAAGGCTTGCAACCTTGAAGATCGTCTCCAACACCGTGAACATGATCAAGAGAGAAATGTGGATCAAGGAACGTGGAGACGCCTGCCGCTATTGCAAGTTCTTTGTCACTGAGCACTGCAAATGGGAGAAATAACGAGAAAATGAAGATCGTTGGCAACTCAATTCTGTTCGAAAACGGCTTTTCGCTTGTCCTGCACCGCACAATCCGCCTGCCAGAGGATGGAAAGGCTCATGCCCTTCCCCCTTCTCGTGGTGCTTTCCCCATGAAGCGCATCGAGGACTACAAGGACAAGGTTCCCGAGGCATGGCGTGATCACGGTGGCGTGTTCATTCCCATGTATGCCCGCGAAGCCATGTGGCTTGGTTTCAATGGAGCAACCTCGGCTGTCAAGGTTGCTACCGGGAAGGTGAACGCTGTCTCTGGTGGCAAGTGGACCCAAGAGCTCCAGCCTCCTACTGGGGTTGATGGCAAGGACCCTGAGCAAGACTACATGGTTGCTCCCCGTCCCCAGCCTTGGTTGGACGGATTCAATGTTGGCGGCGGACAGATTCGTCAGTTTGTTGCCATGCAGATGGGCCAGGGTTACACCGTCGAAGGACAGGTAACTGGCAAGGAAGATGTGGGGGGAATCCAGGTGCTCGTTGTTCCTGCGAAGCCTGGGAAGATTTCTGCCTCAAGCGCTTGCATTCTGGAGTCTTTTGCGATGCCAGCCAGCACTGGTTACTACATGGCAGGTGAAGATGTCGTGGCGGCATCGCCTGCTTCTGCTACGCTTGGCGGAGCATTGCGGTCGGCAACAAGGTCATCTCTTCCCAAGGCTGCTGAGATGGGTCTTGCTCAGGGTGGAAGGATGAAGCAGGATGTCTACGCTGACCCACACGGCATTGACACCTGGGATCAGACAAAGGCAGAACGCATCTTCATTCACATCGTGAATGCGGAGTTGTGGGAGAAGATCACCGGAGAGAAGTGCCCTCCAAGCCCAATCTCTGCTTCGGAGTACAACGGCCCGTGGTTTGACTACAGCAGCGGCGAGGAAGCCCTCCAGGGTTCTGGAACGCTCGCCAACGTCAAGCCAGTGTCTCAGAAGGACAAGGAGCACGGCTTCGTTGGACAGCAGAACGACGAACCTCTGAACGAGGCCCCAAAGGTCGTGAACCTGACACCAACGCCAAAGAACGTGATTTCTGACGGCAACTGGTGACAAACACCACTCCAGGGGGGTAATATGAAAGGCGGCGAAAGTCACCTTTCGTCATTTCTGGAGCAACACATGAAAAAGAATCCCCGCTCTTCAACAAAAAAGAACTCAGCCTTCAAGCAAGCTGCACCAAGGAGGTCGGTTGACCTTGCCGAACAACGCTTGTTGATTCTTGGTCTCATTTCCGAGCTTCGCAGCCTAGCGAAGTCCATGAAGAAAGCCAAGCCTGCAAATATCAGACAAATGAGCTTCCTTCGGGAGGAGATTCGTCGAGCCTTTCGCAGCATGTACCTCCTTGACAACAGCCTCCTTCTTGCGACGATTCAAAGCACCAAGAAGGCAATCCCCATCGCCAAGAACGACGAGGAAGAGTGATGAAGATTTCAGCCTACACGACCACTCGAAACTGCGAGGAGATCCTTACTTGTTGGCATGGATAAGGCATTTTTTGTGCAACGCTATGTAGTTGAAGGCAAATCATATTCTGAGATAGCCAAGGAACTTGGTTGGAGCAAGTCATCTGTCGGATATTACCTGAAAAAGTATGACATCCAACTTGCAGATCACAAAGTTCGGCAACGGGAAAAAACATTGCGTGGCGAGAACCACCCAATGTTTGGAAAACCAGGCACATTGACTGGCCGCCACCATTCGGATGAAACTAAGAAGAAAATTGGCGCTGCACATTTAGGAGTTCCAGAGCCGCCTGTCAGTGAAGAGACTCGGAAGAAGCTCTCGGCCGCGCAAAAAAAGCGGCCGAGAAAACCTGACTCTGAACGTAAAACACCCTTGTATAGGGCTGTCCGAATTTTGCCTGAGTACAAGATGTGGCGTACAATGGTGTATGAACGAGATGGCTATACTTGCCAGGAATGTCAAACCCGTGGTGGCGAGCTGAACGCAGATCATGTTGTAGCATTGTCTGCCATTATGAGAACTTACAACGTGAAGACAGTAACAGATGCTCTTGCGTGCAAAGAATTGTGGGATCTTGACAACGGAGTAACTCTCTGTGTGCCATGTCATAAACGAACACCAACTTATGGTGGCGGCTCCAAGGTGAGAAAATGAAATTCAAGATTAGTGCTTATACGACTGTACGAAATGCCATTTCGATGGACTATCCCTTTGTGGAGTCTATTCGGTCCATGCTTCAGTTCGCCGATGAGGTCGTTGTCCTCGATACCAGCGATGGGGAGGATGGAACTCCAGAGAGGTTGGAGTCCTTGGCCAAGGAGGATTCCAGAGTAAAGGTTCTCCACGGGAACAAGCTCTTCGACTGGACAGCTCCGAACCACGGCATCTTCGATGGACAAACCAAGGCCATGGCTCGTGCTGCTTGCACCGGTCAATTCCTTTGGCAGTTTGACGTGGATGAGCTTGTTCATGAGAAGGACGCTCCCAACATCAGGAAGATTATCGAAGGCAGCAAGTACCTTCAAGGAGCACCGATCCTTGCCCTCCCAGTGGTCGAGTATTGGGGCCGACAGGGTAAGGTGAGGGTGGACATCAATCCATGGAAGCCTCGCCTCTCCAAGAACCTTCCTGACATTACCCATGGCATCCCGAAGCACCTTCGAAGGAAGTTCGATGGCTTGGATTATGCTTCCCCTGGGACCGACACATGCGACTACATCTCAAAGGCAAGCGGCAACCCGCTTCCAGTCATTGGTTTTGTCCCTGAGCAGATTGAGCAGCTTCGCCGAGGAAGCTTTGTCAACCCAAAGCTCGCTGAGCCTTACGGACGTTGGTACAACTCAGTGATCAACCAACTCCCAGGTGTCTTCCATTACTCTTGGTTCAACATTGAACGCAAGATCAGGCAGTACAAGCTCTTCTGGACTGATTTCTGGAAGGCAATGTACGGTCCCGACTCCACTCAGAACAAAGACCCCAACTGGAATCCCTTCTTTGAGGTCCCTTGGTCTGAAGTCACCGATGAGATGATCAAAGCCAAGGCGGAAGAACTGGAGACAAAGACCGGAGGTCACATCTTCCACACAAGGTGGGCTGGTCAGGTAACTCCGCACGTCAAGATCAACCGAGAGCACCCGGCTTTGATCAAGGAGTGGGTGAAAGCACATGGATGAGAACATCCCGGAAGTGAACATCGTTTTCGAGGGCCCACCAGTTCCCAAAAAGTTGAAAATTAAGCGGTCTGGCCTTCTTGAAAAAAGAAATCCATTCCGTCGCACTCTGTTGGCCTACTCGGTCTGGCTGAGATATGTACGAAGCAATCCCTGAGATCACCATTGATCTTACCACTGTAGAAGCCCCAAAGAGGAAAATCAGGGCTATATGGGGTCCTTCACTGTTTGATGATTTGTACTGGGTGCACCGTGCTTGGCTAGCAGGTCCATTCCGTCGTACTGTCTTGATTCCAAGGCTCAAAGATGAAAAACCCATTTCGCATGACCTGCATTCGGATCAAGACGGTGTATAGTCAGATGAGCAACCTTCTGATGAAGTCTAGAAGCATCGGCATAAGCGCCACCCTCGCTAGGCTGATGATGTTGCAGTCGTCGGGATCACGAAGAGAACGCAGGTTGTGGCTCAAGCAAGTAAGAAGACGAAAAAGGCTGAAATGACAAACAACAACAGCTTCACGAAATTCCAGTTCCCGATTATTAAGAGGGTCTTTCCTTCTCTCGGCGATTTGTTTGTTCGAAAGGCCAAAAACCCCTTTCGATTCACCTGCTTGAGACCTGATGTGTTCCTTCACCGTGATTCTCCAGCCATACTTCTCACAAAAGACATGTTCCAACTTCTGAAGTGTGAGATTTCCCTGTGAAAACTCTTTCAGTGGAGACGCTAAGGGAAATGGCTGTTCACCTCTATGGTTCAAATTTGGCTATAGCTGAAACTGAAGTCCCAGTGTTCGTTGAGAGACACGAGGAGTTTCTTCCGGTCATTCGCCCTTTTCGCTTTACATGTCTCAGTAATTCCATCAAGGAGAACGCCGTTGGTGAGTTCCTGGAATTCGTTCGGTCCAACTACCGAACCAAGGATGGAAGTGCCTGAAGAGGGAGCTATCCAAATATGTCGCCCCAAGAAATTCTCAAGCGTCGCATAGGAAAGACGAAGATAAAGGTATGTCAGAAACAACCTCCCCAGCCGAAGAGGCTACTGATTCAGTTGTCACAAGTCCTCGGATCACTGTTGTGGTGCCTTGCTACAATCATGGACGGTATCTCCGAGAAGCTACGGAAAGTCTGATCGCTCAGACCTACAAGAACCTGGAGATCATCATTGTCAATGATGGCTCATCGGACAATACCGCTGAGGTTGCCCGAGAGCTGGTCAAGGAAGATCCAAGAGTCAGGTTCATCAACTTCTCCGAGAACAAGGGGAAGTGGTTCTGCTTGAACACAGCGATCGAGCAGAGCACCGGTTTGATCATCACCTCCCAGGACGCCGATGACATTGCTCTTCCCAATAGGATTGAGCGCCAGTTCATGGCGATGCAGTTCACAGAGAGCGTCCACAATCTCTGTGGGTTCCATCACTGCCGTTCCGAGGCCGAAGTTGAGGCTCTCAAGAGTACAGTGGTTGAAGGGGAGCTCAAGGGAATTGACTCCGAGAACGTGGCCAAGATGGTTGAATACGGATTCTCCACAAAGGGAATCAACCACTACTTCACCGCCGAGTTTGAAACGGCGGGAACATCTGCTATGTTCCTGAAGGCGATCTGGAACATTGGTTTCCGTTTCAACCCACCTGGAGTGGGCTTGAGGGTTACAAATTCCGAGGATTCGGACTTCAACATCCGAGTTACCTTGGCTTTGAGGAATACCAGCGTTCTCGCTGAGCAGCTCTACCTCTACAGAAGATGGACGGGCACAAACAACGAGAGTAAGTGAAATGCTACAATACGACGAGCAAACTCTAACGTCTTACGGATGGGCACCCTTTGCTCAGGTCTTCGGTGAACTCCCTGGCTTGGAGCAGGAACTACAGCAGTTCGTGCATGAACGACTGACACAAGAAACTGCTCGCAGGATCACTGAGGTCACTCAGAACTACCTCGATAGAGCAATGCTAAGCATGCACCTCCATCCTAGCGGTCCTCGTCCCAAACTGGAGTTCTGGAATCCACCCGGCACCAGTTCGATGATTTTGGTTGTGAAAACAGGAAGAAAATGAGCAATTCAACTCTCCCTCCTGTGCCAACCCATCCACCCCTGCGTAGCTGCTGGAGACACTTCAAGGGCAACGTCTACATCGTATCGGACATTGCTCGGGACTGTGAGGAGCCAGGGAGGTTCCTCGTGGTTTACCGAAGCATGAAAGGCGATGTTTGGGTTCGTCCCCTTCCTGACTTTCTTGGAACTCACGGAAGCGGCGTTCCGAGATTTGAACAAATCACGCGTCCGTAGTTCCGGTTCCGAACCGTCAAGTGACATAATTACCGTGGATGCCAAGTCTATCGAAATTCTTTGAATGGTACTCGAACCAAGAGCTCCAGGAACGCCAGCGTGGGGAAAAGCTTGGCTTGCCCAAGGTCGATCGAGCAGCGATGATCAATTCGTACGCCAAGTACGGATACGTCGCCCATTTTGGGGACCTTCAGGGCAGTGGCGACCGCTTTTCGAACGACCGCTATGTTTCCAAGCATGAGTTCAGGTGGAACACACCATCTGGTGTCTATGGGTACCCACTTGATTTGATGGCTGACAACGTCATTAAGAATGCCGTCCCATTCGCAGCAGAGTCTCCGTACATCTACATCCTCAAGGTTCATCACCCTGAAAAGCTCTTGAACTTGCGGGAGTACGACGACCCAGAACTTGCTACTGACTTGGAAAAGCTCAAGGGCATGTTTGATCCTGAAAAATTTGCTGAGACCACCAAACGTTTTCGGAATTACAACGCCCCCGAGCAGATCGTGTACATGACCAACACCCTAAGTGGAATGAATCCACATAAGTGGTCCTCCATTCTGAGGAAACTTGGGTATGTCGGGATTTACGATCCAGAGTATGGCATTGTTCACGAAAACGAACCAACTCAAGTGGTCCTCTTTGGACCCGATGTGTTCGAAGTGGTTGACAAAATTGAAAACAACCCCGGAAGTCAAGAAAGGAACTACGAGCTGGCATCTTCCCCCAGCACTGATGCACGCACGCTAGCCAAACTTGCGTCACTCCAGGATGGGGAATTGAGTAGTTTGATTGCCAAGAATCCGAACGCCAACGAGCGAACTCTCAGGAAGATTTTCTCCGACTTCGCTTGGCCTGGGGTGGCCATGAGTCTTTTGATTAACCCGAAGCTACCAGCAGACATGATCGAACCTGCTATAGCTGTGTTGGAAAAACGCCCCGATTTGATTTCTGGCGTTGCCAGAAGTGCAGTTTCTCAAAAGGTAATCCAAGCCTTGCTTGCTAGGAACAACCATAACATCAATTCCAGTTTGGTAGGAAATCTAAACATCCCGGACGCTACAGTCGCAGGCTTGTTTCAAGTCGGGCCTATCACTTGGGACTTTATGGCAGAATTGTCTTCTAGGCCAAAAATCTCACCACAGTTGTATCAGATGGTGTGGCCGTCACTATCCCCCAAGAACAAGATAAACATTGCCTTCCGAGATGATTTTCCTGTTCTTGCAGACGATCAGAAAACGCTAAGCACGTACTTTCATGATGTACTTGCTGCTGCAACTGAACCTGTTGATTACGCGAGCATTCTCCGAAAGGAAAAGTTGCCAGTAGAAGCTCTTATGCAAATTGCAGTGAAAGTGCAAAGCAACACCTCGTGGAACGTTCACCAACTCAAACAAGTTTACGAGCCAATGTTTGAACAAGAGAACGCCACCGAGGTCATTCGAGCTCTTGTTAACTCTGCGCCCGAACTCGTCAAAACACTTATGGCTTCTTCCGATCAAACACCAGTGGACGTGTTGGAGCAACTTGCTACAGGGAACAACATGGATTTGCTCTACGCCCTCGTGTACAACTCGAAGTCAACCCCTAAGATTTTCCAAGCAATTCTGTCGAAGCCTCTACCAGAGAATCCAGACGATCAAAGCGTCTTGAAACTTGCCCAAAAGGCGGCAGCTCGTAAGTTGGGTGTTGCTCCTCCGCTTACGGAGAGCTTGGTGAACTTCTACACCAGACTTTACTAGAAGGACTTAGCAACGAAGTCTTTGATCTTCTGGACGTGCTCACCGCTTACGTTGCCAAGGATCGTTCTCACAGACTGAGTTCCAGCGTAATCCTTGGAATACCAGCCTTCACCTGGGAAGTTCTTCTTGGTTGGGTGGTGCCCGTGCCACTCGAAGTTCGAGTTGAACACCCTGCGTCCAAGGAGCATGAGAACCGCTTCTTGGCTGGAAACCACCGGAACCCCTCTGGAGATGAAGAAGGCAGCGGCTTGGTCAGGAAGTTCCGCCCACCAGTTGGGCCTTCCCAGGATGTCTTTGATTGCCTTCATCAGGAAGCCCTTGCCAGCAGGGGAGCCATCGGAAGCAAAGACGGAAACCTTGACGCTTCCATTCCTTGTTGTTGAAGCAAAAGCAGCACTCCTGATCTTGCCTTCTTTGTCAAGGGCGGGGTTGTTGAAAAACCAGTAGTCGTAGTTGTCCAGAGCTCCAGGGGATGATACGTTCATGTGCCCGCCAACATCTCCGTAAGCGGAGTTGATGAGCTTGAACAGTTCAGATCGAACTTCATCAGCAAGTTCTGAATCTGGAGAGATTTCGATCATCTCTGGCTTTCCCTCAAAGGGGCTTGGTGTTGCATTGAGCTCAGGTTCAACTGGCTCATTTTCGAGCAACAACCAAGAGTAGTATTCGTACAATGTCCGCATAGGGCTAAATAGCCCAAAGTGATCAACAAGAAAGAAGTTCAGCAATATGAAGATTTCACTTTTGTGTCCAACCCGTTCTCGCCCCCATGCAATGCAGCGCCTTTGGGAGTCTGCGTGGGAGACAGCCGACGACAAGGCGAACCTGGAGATCGTCTTTTACATGGACAAGGACGACTTCCACTCCCACCGCCAGTTTGAGAAGATGGATTCTCCTCAACACTACGGAATCATTGGGGAGCGAATCGTCCTCTCCGAGATGTGGAACGAGTGCCAGAAGATCGCCACGGGCGAGGTCTACATGCACTGCGGGGATGATATCATTTTCCGTTCCAAGGGTTGGGACACCTTGGTTCGTGAGCACATGAATCGCTACCCCGACAAGATTGTCTTCGTCCACGGAATGGACGGCATCCAGAACGAACGCCTTGGAACCCACGGCTTCCTTCACAAGAACTGGGTGGAGACGATCGGTTACTTCGTTCCACCGTACTTCTCCTGCGACTACAACGATACGTGGCTGACAGATGTGAGCTCGATGATTGGCCGTAGGATCTACGAGCCCAAGATTTACACCGAGCACATGCATTGGGCAGTTGGGAAGCAGCCCAGGGATCAAACCTACACAGACACCATCGCCAGAGGCCAGCGCGACGGCGTGACGGCCATGTACGAGTCCATGCTCCCCAAGCGCCAGGAAGACGCCAGGAAGCTCCAGGAGTTCATCAAGAGCTGCGAGGTATCCAAGTGACTTGGCTTGAACTCTACCGCCTCAATCACCCTCAGAACGCCATGAAGTACGGCATCCTGTGTCCGTACATCCGATTGGTGATGTGATGTTGAAACACTACACCCTGATCTATTCCCGTGGGGAACCAAAAATTGCTCTAGACCTCTTTGAAGAAGAGCTCAAGCGCAAGGGCTCAATTTTCGAGACCGACACGGAGTTCCATGTTTGGGTCGACAACGACGACCATGCTACAGCGAAGGAGTTCTACTCCTTTCGGAAGTACATTCGGAAGGGTCTGAAGATCAAGCTCTACATCAACCCACCTCGGTCAAACCAAGAGGTTTGGGACTTTTTGATGAACCAGCTTGGCTCAAACATTCAGATCAACAACGTTTCCCGTGAAGTTATCTACGCCTCGGAGAGTGCATGAAACGCCTGACAGTTATCCAAGAAGGTGCTCCAGCGCCCACAAAGCCAGTGAGCTACGAGAAGCAGACGCAAGCCTACTCCACCTGGGGAGGCAAGCTCTTGCAACACACAGACGTGCTGCACTCCATCCAGGCAAAGAAGGAGTTCAAGCCAATCACCATCCAACTTGCTCCAACGGAAGCTTGCGACTCCAACTGTCCGTTTTGCTCGGTTGCCTGGAGACCTGTGGACAAGAAGATTCCCTGGGACACCCTTGAGAAGGGCTTGAGGGAGTTCCGGGAGCTTGGAGCCAAGTCCGTGGAAATCACAGGCGGTGGAAACCCTCTCCTTTACAAGGATGGTTCCAGGAACATCAACGATGTGATCGAGCTGGCCCATTCCCTTGGGTACGAGATTGGTGTGATTACCAACTCCGAGAAGCTCTCTCGGCATATCAAGCCAGAGAATGCCAGCAAGCTCTCTTGGATCAGGATTTCCTTGATCAAGCTTGACGAAGGAAAGCACCCGGAAGATTACGACTTTTCAGGTTTCCCTGTGGAGAAGCTTGGATTTTCCTACATCATCTATGAGGGAACTACCAAGAAGTCCATCGAGAGCATCGCAAGGCTTGTGGAGCTCAACCCCGAGATCAAGTTCGTCCGTATTGCTTCGGACTGCCTTACCGAGCAATCCCTGACGATCAAGGGGGATTGGGGCGATATCGTGCAGGCAATGGACACCCACAAGAAGTTCTTCATCAAGGAGATCGGGGAGACCTTCCATCCCTATGAGGGTGGCTGCTGGGTTGGCATGGTAAGGCCGTATTGGGTTTGGGACGGGGTGTACATGTGCACCTCCCATGTTCTCAAGCACAGGGGCTACCATGACACCTGGAAGCTCTGTAAGGGCGATGAGATCAAGGAAGCCTGGGGCAAGATGAACCAGCGCTTCCAGGCCGGTCAGAACCCTTACGACATCGACATCCAGAAGGAGTGCTGGCACTGTTACTACTACAACAATAACCGGCTCCTGTCCGATGTGATCACGGAACTGCCAGACAGGAATTTCGCATGACGGATTCCTCTGATACTTCGTGGATGGAAGAGCAGCTCGCCAAAATATTGGCCGCTGAAATAAAGAATGCGATGGTTCGAAAGCTCAGCGAGACCTATGAGTGCTATTTGGCACAAAGAAGGAAATCACCATTTAGGATGACTTGGGTCAAAATCCGAGAATGCCAACATACCCGTTGACCACAACCATCCCAACGAACGTGGAGTCGATCGCTACAACATCAAGCCTTCCCAAGTTCGAAACGTCGGAATCGCTTTACACACCATATGTGCCCATGCAAGTCACGCCACTTTTTCCTGCGAAGAAGGTTGGCTCTCCTTTTAGGTTTACCAACCTAAAGCTGATTCCTGTTTTCTCTACAAGAAAGGCGTTTCGGTATGCACAGGGTTAAAGGATCGCCCTTTCTTGAATCTGGGTACGTGTTCGCTCCGTACATTCCCAAGCTCGGCTTGATGAGCCCCTTTCGATTCACTTGTCTCAAGATCAAGAAGAAAGAGAAGGCAGTTTGGTGATAAGCACGGGAAGCGGATTTGGCATTTGCTTGACAATCAGCGAAAGCGTGACTATCTCAATCCCTTCGTGGCCCAAGGGCAGTCCGTTTAGGCGGACGTGTTTAACGATCAAGAGGTACAATGAGCTCTACTGCAAACCCATACACCGCTGACTACTACAAGTCCAGCAACTACGCTGACTACCTGGAGCGAGCTGACCGCTACAAGAAGACAGCCTACGAGCTGGTTGACCTTCTTCGGAAGCTTGGTTTGATCGACAAAGAGAGCTACATCGTTGACTTCGGTTGTGCGGTTGGCTTTCTCCTGGAGGGGTTTAATGATCATGGTTACCGCGAGGTTGCGGGCTATGACGTATCCGATTGGGCCATTGCTGAGGGCCGCATGCGCGGCAACAACATTACCAAGTGGGACGACACCGTTCAGTGTGCCAGGAGGGTAAGTGCTCTTACGGCACTCGATGTTTTCGAGCACATGGAGGATGACGAGATCAGGAGGATGCTGAAAGTCCTCGAACCGGAGTGCATGGTCCTGAGAATCCCCACTTCGGTGGATGGTGGAAAAACTTTCGCCCTGGAGGTTTCTCGTCAGGACCCGACCCATATCAATTGCAAGACCAAAGAGCAGTGGATCGACTTTTTGCGTGATTGCGGCTATGGTATCTGTTTGAAGCTGAATCTCTTCACGGTTTACGACACGCCAGGGGTGAGTTGTTTTTTGGCACTCTAAACCTCCCCTGTGCTCGTACTTACATACATGAAGTTTCACTACAACGAACACTCCCTGAAATCCGGTATCTACAAGATCCTGAATACTCACACCAATCGCATCTACATTGGACAGGCGAAGGAATTCAAAGAACGTTGGAAAGCTCACGCTAGTTCACTGCGGTTAGGCAAACACAAAAACAGTTTTCTTCGAGCTGACTTCAATAAGTGCAAGGGGGATCTTGGGCACGACGACTTCCTTGAGTTCCATGTCCTGGAGGTGCTGGAAGGATCTACCAGGGAAGAACGAAACAAGAGGGAAGAGTGGTGGATTGCCCAAACTCTCATTAATTGGCAGTGCTACAATTTCGAGCTCAAGCCATCCAAATCAGAACAGAGCATTTGGTCTCGCTCACCCGAACAAACTCGTCAAAGAAGATCGCAGGCCCACAAAGGCAAACACTATTCTCCCGGCACAGAGCTTTCAAAGGGAGAGGATCATCCTGGGTTCGGCAAACCTCTTTCTGAGGAAACTAAGCAGAAGTTGAGTTTGGCCAACAAAGGCAAGCATAACCCCACTGAAGCAACCAGAGAGCTTATCCGTCAAGCTAATTTGGGCTCGAACAATCCCAATTTTGGCAAACGGAAATCCGACATCACGAAAGCCAAGATGAGTCAGGCTCATTCTGCAAGAAAGAAAGCTGTTATTCAACAAACTCTTCATGGCGAAGTAGTGCATGTTCACGCAAGCATCATGGAAGCCTCCCGCGCCACCAACGTAAACCATTCCAGTATTATTGCTTGCTGTCGTGGCCGTCTTCGATCTGCTGGCGGATTTAGATGGATGTACTCATAGAGAAGTCTACTTTGCTTGCCTTCTGAGTATCGTTGAATTTGGTACACAATATCTGCTTTCTGCTCTCAGAAGATGGGACAAGAAAAGCAGATGTTCTACAGGCCCAACCCATATAGCCCTATCGCTAACACCGATAGCAAGACAGTTGGCGAACTGATTATTGAGTTGGGGGAGAAACTCAAGGATGGTTCGGTAACGTACAAGCAAGCCGTGGAGTTCTTCCAAGCCCACAAGATTTGCTTCCCCAACGAGCGCACTGGAATGCTTTCCAGTGATTGGCGTGAGCCGGAGGCGGATTACAACAAAGCCGTCTTCACTTGCGTTATTTCCTGTTCGTGCGGCTGTGGCCCAATGGACGAGGGTTGCAACCAGCTTGGTCCTGGCTCCAAGCCAAAGTACGATTTTACCTTCAAGAAGTGAGGAGACAAGAGAATGAAGATCGGTTTCATGGGGCTCGGCAAATTGGGTTTGCCATGCGCACTGGCATCGGAGCATGCAGGTCACGAGGTTGTGGGTTATGACCCAAACCCTGCGGTCAAGGATTACATCAGGGACAAGAAGATCCCCTACCGTGAGGAAGGCACGCCAGAGCTGCTTCAGAACACCAAGATCAGGGTGGTTTCCGTCCAAGAGATGGTTGACTTCTCGGATTTGATCTTTGTGGCTGTTCAGACGCCACACAACCCACGTTTCGAGGGAACGACAAGGATTCCAGAGGAGAGAGTCGACTTTGACTACTCCTACCTCATTGGAGCTTGCAAGGAGTTGAATGCAGCGATCGAGAAGAAGGGCAAGGATACCCCTGTTGTGGTCATCTCCACGGTCCTTCCTGGGACAATGGACTCCCAGGTGATCCCTCACCTCGGCCCACACTTCAAGCTCTGCTACAACCCATTCTTCATTGCAATGGGTACGACGAGATACGACTTCACACACCCTGAGTTCGTTCTCTTTGGGATGAGTGACGAGAAGACGGCTGACCTTGCAGAGAGCTTCTACAAGACGATTCACAATGCTCCGTTCTATCGTTGCTCGATCAAGTCTGCCGAGTTGATCAAGGTGGCCTACAACACCTTCATCAGCACGAAGATTGCCTTTGTCAACAACCTCATGGAAATTTGCCACCACACGGGCGCAGATGTTGATGAGGTTACCGATGCCCTGAAGCTGGCAAACGAACGCCTTATCTCGCCGAAGTACCTCTCGGCTGGAATGGGAGATGGTGGTGGATGCCACCCAAGGGACAACATTGCCCTTTCCTGGCTCTCCAGGAAGCTTGGAATGACCTTCGACTTCCATGAGGCCATTATGATGGCTCGTGAGAAGCAGACGGACTTCTTGGCCAATCTGGTTGAGAAGTACCGCAAGGTTGGCATTTACTCCACAGAAGACTTCACAGTCAAGGAGTACAGAACTCTTCCTGTTGTCATCCTCGGCAAGGCATTCAAGGAGCAGACCAACCTTGAAGTTGGTTCTCCTGCAATCCTCCTGAAGAATATTCTTGCGGAGCGTGGGATTGAAGCGGAGATGTACGATCCGTGGATTGACCCATGTGAGGACAAGACGGTGAATCCTTACGAGAAGGGTGAAGCGAAGCTCTTCTTCATTGGAACACGTCACGCTGTGTTCAAGGGCTACAAGTTCCCCGTTGGTTCAACGATTCTTGATCCTTGGGCCTTGATCGACAAGGCAGCTCATCCAGGTTGCCGCGTCATTCACATCGGTAGGGTGTGATTCGCGTTTAGCAGGGGGATAATTACTTCCATGAAATTGGCAAATTTCTGGAAGTGGATTCTAAGGGAGTCCAGCAACGAGCTGTCCTACTACGGTCTTGATCAGTTCGTTGCAGGGAAGCCCATGGTTCTCTACCACGGAACCACCTCGGAGCTAACTTCCTTTGACATCAACAAGTCCCGGAAGGAACTCGTTGACAAGTTCACGGGTGTTGGGATCTTCCTAACACCTTCAAAGAAGGTAGCTTGGGACTACGCAACGAGCTCCAGGAACAAGGGGTTTCCAGAATCCCTTGTTGGCGACCTGAAGAAGGTGAACAAAGGAGCAGGGGAATTCCTGGAGTTCCTTGTGAAACACGGTCAACCCGGCTGGGAATTGTTTTGGAAGAAACACAACCTCATGAGGGATAACCCACCACCAGGAGAAGGCCAGCTCGACACGGAGCGGTTCAAGTCAATCCTTGGGGACGTTGATCCCAATACCATCATGGACGTTGCCCAGCACGTCATTGGAACGGCCTACGAATCTCCAAAAGGTGATGACAACGGACTGCTCGATCTTTTTGGTGGCACTTCCAGTGGAACCCCGGACTGGCTCTATGCCAGCTTGGACGAGCTTGGGCTTGACTCGTCCCGATACCGTCCAAAGGTCTATAAGGTATCAGCCCACGGGACCAGGGTTTTGGTGACCTCCAACCAAGAAGAAGCCAAAAGCGCCTTTGCCAATGGCTATGATGCCTTCGTTTTCACAGGAGAAGACTTGGTTGGTGGAGTTCCTGAAGTGGCAGTGTTGGATGGTTCACAGGTAAACATTTTGGACGTTCAGGTGGACTCATAGCCACATGAACACTGTCGCAGTTTACCGAGTCCTCTACGGAGAGGACTTCATCAAGGAATCTATCGAGTCCATCCTCCCGCATGTAGATCATGTGTACGTTGTCAAAGCCGAAAAGCCCTGGGGACACACCCTCGGCGTGACTTACAAGGGTCAATGGGTTGACTGGCCCGAGAAGTTCGACAACACACGGGAAAAGATCGCCGAACTCAACAGTGAAAAGGTGACGATCATCAACGATTACTGGCCGACACCCAGGAATCAACTCACCCACATCGTGAATGACTTGATCCTCCCTCGATGCAAGCCAGACAGCGTGGTATTCATCGAACCCGATCACGTCTTCACAAAGGAACAAGCCGAAGCAGCGTTCACTTGCTGGGGACTCTATTCCGGCGTACAGGCTTCAACCAAGCAGATTGAACTCTGGAGAACACCGGCCTTTGCTGTGCCTGAAAGGCCCAGGAGAACGTCCGTTGTCTTCCATAGGATCTTTGGACAGAGGATGGGGGAGACAGGCTTCAATGGGGCTTCTGAGGGCATTCACAGGCTTCCTGCCACAGTGCACAACCTTGGTTTCTGCCTTTCCGAGAAGACGATGTACTGGAAGCACCTCACTGCGTTGGCCTTCTCCAGGATTGTTGGTGATTCACCTCCAAACGAGGATTGGTACGAGTCAAAGTGGTTGAATTGGGACTTCAAGACCAACAACCAAAACTTGGAAATCTCCCTTGGTTACGAGTGGATGATCCCCCATGCTGAGCCTTACGACACTTCCAAGCTGCCAGAAAGCATTCGGAAGCGATACGGCTACTAGTTAGCCATATGGCGGAAGACTTGACTAAGTTCCTAGAGGACGTTGCGCGTGCTGAAGTTGATAAACTCAAGCCGCTTTACGGAAGCAACTTTCGTTACGACCTTGATCGCTTCACTCAAGAAGAAAATGGGTTGTCGCTGTACGGGGTGCACTACTCGCAAAATGAAAATTTTGCCATCTTCCCACAAACTGGATATTACCCAAAAGGCGTCTACTTCTACTTCCTTTCCAACACCTGCGAGGCTGGAAAGGGAACTGGATTTGCAACTGATCGAAAGTGGGCAAATATCGGCAAGATCAACAATGATCGGATGCTGATTATCAAGTCGGGACACCCGCGAAACTTCTCTGAGGCTGACTACAAAAAAGCAGTCTCCAAATTGAAACGTATTGTGCGGAAACTTCCAGAGCCAACGATCAAGCCTGGAGAGCATAGGGAACAATCGGTTCCAGCCGTACAACTCTTCAACCTCCTACATGCTATTGAAGCCAGCGGAAAGGGGTTGACAAACAAGATACTCCATTCTCTCGGGTATGATGGAGTCGTCGACTACGACGGCGCTTTGCTGCCTGTTGAGAGTTGCCAAGGAGTGATGACTTGGCCTGGGAGCTTCTCTTTTGTTCATTCCATTCCTACTCCGCGCGCATCAAACAATCCAGGATATGATCCAATGAAAAGGATCGCACGGATGCAGGCCGGATTGAAGGCTATGAAGCCCGGAACATTGAAGCTGTCCTTTGATGAGCTAGAAAGCTGGAAGATGATGAAGCCGAAAACAAGCGGAAATCCGTATGCGTTCGGTGATTTGCTACAGTATTTGCTAACAGCTTTGGATTTCCGCAGTGGGGATGCTTGGAAGTGGGTTGAATGGTATGAATACGGCGAAAGAAACTATGACAGCCTAGAACAGAACCCAACAACACCGAAAGAGTTCTGGGAGAGAAACATCTACGCCACCGATCCAGGACTAAGAATGGCAGCTCGCGACCACACTGGTTTCAATAAGTAGCGATCATACATTCCCCCTTTTGACCATGAGACTTGGCCGAAAAGGATCAAAGAATGCCGATCGTCAAAAAGGTTGAACCAGTTGTCGAGCCGCTTGAGAAGAAGACCATTCTCTTCTTGTCCGACCACCCCCTTGCACCCTCTGGAGTTGGTGTCCAGGCAAGGATGTTGATTGAAGGCTTGCTGAAGACTGGCAAGTACCGTTTCCTTTGCTTTGGTGGAGCTCTGAAGCACCACCACTACGGAATTGGTCAGGTTACCCCTGACTTCATCATCAAGCCCGTTGACGGCTTCGGAGACAGGGAGACGGTTCGAAAGGTTCTGATGACCGAGCGCCCTGATGCTGTTTTGATCTTCACCGATCCGCGTCAGTTCATTTGGCTTTGGGAAGCTGAGGACGAGATTCACCAGCTTTGCCCAATCACCTATTGGCACGTTTGGGACAACGATCCATTTCCAGTTTACAACCGGGTTTGGTACGAGTCGACTGAGTTGGTGAACTGCCTTTCTCACAAGACCTACGAGATGGTGAAGCCACACTTCCCGGAAGAAGGCAAGGTGAACTACATCCCTCACGCCTTCCCGAAGTCGATGTACTTCCCTATTCCAGAGAAGGATAGGGCTGAGCTTCGCCGTGGAAACTTTGGAGCTCGGGCAGATTGGTTTACTGCTCTTTGGGTAAACCGAAATGCAACGAGGAAGCTCCCTTCCGACGTGCTTGAATCCTGGAAGCTGTTCCTGGACAAGTTGGAGAAGGAAGAGGGGCACCGCAAGGCTCTCTTGGTGATGCACACCGATCCAGAGGACCAGGAAGGTCCAAACCTTTACATGGTCCAGGAGCTTCTCGGACTCCAGAACAACGTTGTGTTCTCGACGAACAAGGTCGAATTCCAGCAGATGAACCTGTTGCACAACATGGTTGACTGCACCATCAACATTGCAAAGAATGAAGGATTTGGACTTTCCACCCTCATTTCCTTGCAGTGCGGCAAGCCGATTGTTGCCTTGAAGACGGGCGGATTGACTCGTCAGGTGGTTGACCACCGAGATGGAACAGAGCTTGGAGTTGCCATTGAGCCTGTCACCCGCAAGATGGTTGGCTCTCAGATGGTTCCGTACATCTACGAGGACTTTGCTTCTCAAGAAGACGTGGCAAACGGTTTGATGAAAATCTACCGCACGACACCAGAGGAAAAGGTTGCCTTCCAAGAAAAGGCAACTGCCTACGTGGACGCGGAGTTCAACTACGAAAAGATGATTTCTGAGTGGGATAGGACACTTACGGAAACCATTTCTTCCTGGGAGGCAAAGAAGAAGAAGGAGAGGAAGTGGGCTTTGGTTCCATTGAATGTGGCGGTACCGAACATCCCGGCAAACATCGTCAAGGAAGCTCCTCCATCTCCCCAAGTCAAGCCATTGGGCAAGCCACTGAAGAAGATGGACCCGGCTATTCTCGCTCGTTTGAGCAATGTCAAAGGAAAGAAGTGATCATGAAATCAGTGTTGTTTCGCGCCCCAGTGCTGTCGAAGTCCGGTTACGGTGTTCACGCCCGTCAGATTGCCAAGTGGCTCTTTTCCAAGGAAGAGGAGCTTGACCTTGACATTACCGTTGAAGCCTTGAATTGGGGCGGTACTGGTTGGATTACAGACGTTGAGGCTGAGGATGGATTGGTTGGACGTGTTCTCCAGGCTACAACCAACGTCAAGCCATTCTACGACGTGACGATTCAGCTCCAGCTTCCCAACGAGTGGAACCCAATGCTTGGGGCATTCAACATTGGAATCACCGCAGGTGTTGAGACGGATCTCTGCTACCCAGGTTGGGTTGACGCTGTCAACAACATGAACTTGGTTATCGTCCCGTCCGAGTTCACAAAGGAAACCTTCCTTCGTTCTGGAGATGTTGGCACTCCAATTGAGGTTGTCCCGGAGTCCTTTGTTGACGAGGTTGTTACGAGCGACAAGCCCCTTGACCTTGACCTTCCAACGAAGTTCAACTTCCTTGTTTTTGGTCAGGTTACAGGCAACAGTCCAGAGACGGACCGAAAGAATATCCCTTACACCCTCAAGTGGTTGGCCGAAACCTTTGCCAATCGCCCTGACATTGGGGTGATCCTCAAGACGAACATGATGCGCAACACGAAGCTGGACCGCCATGCTTCCACTGCCATTTTCTCGCAGTTGCTCATGAATATCGTAAAGGGGCCTGGACCTCGGTTCTATCTCCTGCATGGAGATATGAGCAACGAGGAAGTCGTCGGGCTCTACAAGCACCCCAGCGTGAAGGCATTGGTCACTCTTACCCACGGTGAGGGTTACGGCCTTCCAATCTTGGAAGCGGCTGCCTGTGGCCTGCCTGTGATTGCTCCAGCTTGGTCTGGCCACATGGAGTTCATGAAGCATGGGAAGTTCATCCAGGTTGCCCACGAAGTGAAAGAGATTGATCCGGGTCGAGTTGATCAAACCATCTTCAGAAAAGAAGCCAAGTGGGCGTATCCCATTGAGGCAGATGCCAAGCACAGGTTGGCGAAGTTCGCTGAGAGTTCAGAGCTCCCAAGGCAATGGGCTCAGGAGCTCAAGAGCAAGCTTTTGCCTCTTTACAGCTTTGAAGCTGTTTCTGCGATCTACGACAAAGTGCTCACAGAAGCACTCAAAGGCTGATCTATGGTTGGAATTCTGATTTTCCTACTGTTTCTGATTTTGCTGCTCGGAACTGGGCTTGTGGTTGCGCTATTTTACCTGTGGCGCTTTGCAAACATCGTTCTGGTGCTGGAAGACGACATCTCAGATGCACGGGAAGTTTTCCTTAGTGCCGAGGAGAGTTTGGAAAGCTGCCTTTCGCAGCCAATGTTTTTTGATTCCCCACAAGTTCAAATGGCGACAATGGAGGCTTTGCTAGGCGTTCGTGCATCGAAAGTGGCGATTGGCAAGCTGATCCATAAGTTCACCTTGCGCAGCAAGCAAAAGTTTGACGTTGTGGAGGAGAGAGAGGATGACGACGAATGACTCAATCCCCCACGCCACCACCAAGAAAGAAGATCACCAGGAGAAAGCCTGGGGAGAAGAGCTCGAAGTATTACTTCGATGACAAGACGCAGGATGCGATCATTCGCTTCCAGGAAGCGGTTATTGTCCAGCCTGACGGCTCAACAAAGCCGGATAGCAAGGCAAGGGATAAGATTTACGCCACGGAAATCCTCCCTGCCTTCTCGACCTTGATCGAGAATCTGATCAACGTCTACGGCTACCATGCGATCTTTGAAAGTCGAGATGACCTCAAGAATGAATGTCTTGAGTTTCTCTACGGGGTAATCGACAAGTGGAAGAAGGAGCGTGGGTCAAAGGCTTTCGCTTACTTCAACATCGTGGCAAAGCACTGGCTCACTATCAAGAGCAAGCAGGCCGCAAAGATCGTACAGAACTACGTGTCAATTGACAACCGGGACGCCCTGTCCAGGCAGGATGTGCAAGCGATTGAGGATTACAACGTTCTCCCATCACCAGAAGACGTGATGACCAACCAGGACTATGCCAAGAACCTGAAGGCGCTTCTTGCGGCTCTTCAGGACAAGGTGAAGACCGACAACGAAAAGCTCTGCCTGAAAGCTATCAACACAATCGCCGACAACATCGACGAAATTGAGATTCTCAGCAAAAGGGCAGTAATGCTCTACATCCGGGAAATTACCGGAATGACTGGCAAGCAACTATCTATGGTCTTGTCCTCCCTGAAGAAGCAGTACAAGGTTGTGAAGGAAGAGGTATTGAAATGAGGGAAGTTGACGTAGACGAAACGAAGTTTGACGGACCAACACCAACAGAGCTGCACAAGCAAGCTGCTCAGCAAATGAACGACTTCTCGTCCTTGCTTGACAGCTTGAACAAGTTGAAGGACAAGAAGAAGCGACTCTGGCAACTGATCTTCGAGAACGCTGTAACGGATCGTAGAAATGCGTATGTTGCATTCGTTGATCTCTATTCCCAGGTCCACTCTTCCCACGAGAAGCACGCAGTTCACGGCCAGAACCTTTCAAAGTACCTGGAGCGTATGGGCAAGGCAACGGACCAGCTCTTGAAGTTGGCCGAGCTTGTTGCCGCCGCCGAGGAGAAAGAGGTTCCCGAGGAGAGCGATGATGGGCTGCCTGAAGACTCAAACGGGGATATTTACTCGCAAATCCAAAACCGCAAAGGCAAGAACTGACTTTCAGTTCATCCTCTACCTATTCGCATGGGATCAAGAGGAGAAAATATTGGTCGCCGCCTAACCGGTGGTGTAAGCCCAAACGACACAACACAGCGCACAAGGGAATGGCTCCAGGGTGGGGCTGCACCATTCCTACAACGTGCTGTTGTGGTTGAGGTTTTCTACGATCCAACTTCCTTGACACAGGAAGAGTTGGAACGTCTACAGGACACTGTGGTAAATCCTGAACTCGTTGAGGGAATGCCGGTAAATTCCATTCTTGCCAGGATGGTTACGAACAGCCAAGACCTTGGTACTCCAAGCCTGTTCGTCTTCTTCCCCCTGTTCTCCTCTCACTTCCAATTGCCAGCAAAAGCTGGTGAGCAAGTGATGGTTCTTTTTGAGGACTATTCGAGGATGGGTGGAGCTGTTGGATACTGGCTGACTCGCCCTATGGCAGTCCGTCAGGTCGAGGATGTTAACTACACCCACGCGGACCGTGTATACGATCCTTACAACCATCCCATGGCAATCCCAAGGGGAATGGTAAGTTCCCTGACAGCCTCAGCTCCAACGTTCCCAAATGGGGCTGGGACGCCAGAGTCTTTCTCCTTGCAACCATCGGGTTCTGGCAATCCGTATGACGCCATTGTGAACAGTTCCAAGGCGATGAAGCAGTTCACCTTTGAGCCCGTTCCACGCTTCAGGAAGCGTCCTGGGGACCTCCTTATCCAAGGTTCGAACAACTCCATGGTTCTCCTTGGAAGCGACCGTACAGGGCCTTCCACGAAGGTCTCGGGGTCCCAAGGAAAAGATATTGTTGAGTTCGCAGGCGTCGTGGACATTGTCACCGGTTTGGGCTCCATTCGGAAGCTCCCAACTGACCACAGGTCTGATCCAAACCAGTACAGCCCAACAGCTCCCAGAGTCATTGAGAACGTGCGAGGTAAGAAGGAAGTCTACAAGACCCCTTACAAGAGCCAGAAGGTTGACAATCCAAAAGAAGGTGACCCGGACTTTCTGAGGGACCTATCCCGCTTGTATCTTGCCATGAAGACCAAGGGGGATTTGAACTTTGGTATTCAGTTCGGAGGGAACAGCGGGATTCTCCCGAACTCCGAGAACTACTTTGGCACCGCTGTTATTGACTTGCCGTCTCAAAACCAAGATGGGCAGCCATTTGCTGTCTTGAAGTCTGAGCAAGTTCGTTTGATCGCCAAAGGCAAGGACGCAGATAATGGCCCATCCGAGAGCGGAGAGATTCGCTTTATCAAAGAGGGTACAGTTAACGACAAAGACCTCTCAGTCTTCGTGATGTCGAAAGATGGACGTGTCCTGATGATGGGGAAGGATGTTCAAATTCAAACCCACCAGGACGGGAAGGTGCTGCTGAAGTGTAAGACCGCTGAGGCATCCGACGCTGATCCTATTGTCCTTTACTCCAAGTTCAAGGAGTGCGTCGAGGACATCTACTCCAAGCTGAACGAGCTTAGGAATGAAACAGCAAATCAGCTTGCCAATGTCGCAAACAATGGTCTTTCCGTTGTGAATGCAGCCGGTCCATTCAGCCCAATCCCTGGATTGATTGGAGCAAAGGCATCGCTTTTGGCAGCTCGTGGTAGTTTGCAATCCCTGAACTTGGACTTCAGGCCAAAGATTGCTCCATGCCGTTCCAAGTGGGTATTTGTGAACAAGGAAAACCAGTCATGAGTGTGACAAAGAAGCAATTTGAAGAAGCCATGAAGCAGGCCCAGTTGAATATCGCAGACTTTGAGCCAACTTCCTCATTGCCAGCTTCTTCCAATGGATCATCCCAGGGAGAGGTTACGGTTGACATTCAAGCTGCAAAGGGGGAGTTCGCATCCAAGGCAGCCTCGGAGCTAACAACCGCCCTATTTGACCACATCAAGGAAATGGCAAAGGACGGTGCCAGGAGCGAGATTGATACCCAGCAGATCATTCAGAAGCTCTCAAACCTTGAGACGCAGCTCCAAGCCATTCAACAAATTCTCACGAGAAACAGCCTTTCGTGATTCTGAATAGTTAAGCACATGGCTCTTCAAGACTTCAAGAACGTCGGAATCCGTGAGTTTCAGACTCAGAACGTCCGCACCACCCGACAGAGTGTCCTGCCAATTGGAATCAAGACACCAGTTGAGTTTGGCGGTAATGGCGAAGGTCTCTTTGCCATGCACACCAATGTCCAGGATGCTGTACACGACAACTTGAGAAACCTCTTGTTGACCAACTTTGGTGACAGGCTGGTTCACTATGACTTCGGAGCCGATCTTCGGCCTCTGGTAGCTGACTTCTCTTCCAAGGACGAGTTCGACGAGGAGGCAAAGATCCGCATTTATACCGCTGTGGCAAAGTGGATGCCGTTCATCTCCCTTGTCGGCTTCGATTCAAGACCAGAGTTCATCGACAACAGGTACACCGGAAAAATTGTTCTCCTGGTAATCTACAGCGTTCCACAATTGGGTGTCACGGAAAAGGCACTGGAAGTGCTCCTCTACGTTATTTAAGGTGAATCATGCCAGTCGATAGTCGCAATCCAGTCACCAAGGCAGTTAAGCAGCGCAAGTACCTCAACAAGGACTTCGATGGCTTCCGTTCGGATCTCTACGAATACGCCAAGATCCACTTTCCTGACCGCATCCGTGACTTTTCGGAAGCTAGCTTGGGTGGAATGCTCCTTGAGCTGGCCGCATACGTCGGAGATGTGCAGTCCTTCTACCTGGATCACCAGTTCCACGAACTCAATCCAGAAACCGCTGTTGAGGCCAGGAATATCCAAGCTCATCTCCGCAATGCTGGAGTGGAAATTGTCGGAGCTTCGCCTGCTGTTGTCGATGTAACCTTCTCGGTTGAGGTGCCAGCGGATTCGTCTGTAAGTCCGCCAACGCCTCTTAGGAGTGCCATGCCTCTGATCTACGCCGGAACAAGGGTGCAGGCTCAGAATGGCGTGCAGTTTGAACTGACAGAAGACCTGGACTTTGCTGATCTCAATAGCGATGGAAGTTTGAAGGCAACAGTGCGCATCTCCCAGAGGGACGCAAACAACACTCCAACCTACTTCACCATGGAGAGGACTGGGATTTGCATTTCGGGTTTCAGGGCAACGGAATCATTCTCCGTTGGCTCCTTCGAACCATTCAAGAAGTACACCCTGGCACAAGAGAACGTCACTCAGGTTGTCTACGTCCAGGATTCCCTTGGAAACGACTACTACGAGGTTGGGTACCTCGCTCAGAATGTTATCTACAAGGCACTCACCAACCAAAATGAAGATGGGGACTTGGTGCCTGACAATCTCCAAATTATCCCTTGCCCTTACCGCTTTTTGAAGGAAATGGCGATTGACACAAGGTTGACAACCCTGACCTTCGGTGGCGGAAATGCCGATTCCCTGGACGACGATGCAATCCCAGATCCATCGGAGTTTGCTCTTCCCCTCTATGGGAAAAGAACCTTCTCCAGGTATACCTTGAACCCATCCAACCTTCTCCAGACAACCACCTTTGGTGTCATTGGAGCCAATACCACGATTACCGTGGAATATCGGTATGGCGGCGGGTTGAGCCACAACGTTGACCGTGGAGCTATCAACAGCACCGTGAACCTTGTTATTGCCTTCCCTCGTTCTCCAAGCGCCGATGTTGCCGCCAGGGTTCGTCAAAGCTTGTTTGTCAGGAATGACGAAAAAGCATCGGGTGGTGAGGATGCTCCAAACCTTGATGAGCTCAAGCTCAGGGTAGGAGGAGCTAGAGGAGCTCAGTCCAGGATTGTCACAAAGGAAGACCTCTTGGCAAGGGTCTACACCCTGCCAGCCAACTTTGGCAGGGTGTTCAGGGCTTCGATTCGATCCAACCCAAATAACCCCCTTTCTTCCTTGCTCTACATCATCTCCAGGGATTCATCGAGCCAGTTGATCACCTCGCCAGATTCCCTGAAGAAGAACTTGGCGAAGTACCTCAACGAGTACAGGATGATCTCCGACGCCATCGACATCCTTGATGCCCAGGTGATCAACCTTCAGGTGGATTTCACAATCGTTGCCGACCCAACTTACAACCGAGCTCAGGTCCTCAACAACGTTCTCGTGAAACTGAAGCAGTATTTCGATATCAAGCACTACGAAATCGACCAACCAATCGTCCTTGATGACATTCGGAACATCATCTACAACAACCCAGGTGTCCTTTCCCTTCAAAGCCTAAACCTGCGAAACGTCACAGGAACAAGCGGAACCAGGACGTACAGCGATGTGCAATTTGACGTAAATGGCAACACAAATCGTGGTTTTGTGATGGGTCCTCCAGGTTCGATCTTTGAAGTCCGCTACAAAGAGGATGACCTGATCGGTACAGTGACGTGACACAAAACATCCCCCTCTGCGTCATCTTACTTTTGAGACGCAGAACGGCAATGAAACTCATCTACAACGAACATTCTATCAAGTCAGGCATTTACAAGATTCTGAATACTCACACCGATCGCATCTACATTGGACAAGCCAAAGAATTCAAAAACCGTTGGAAGGGTCATCAACGTTCTCTTCTCAACAACAAACATCAAAATCGCTTTCTTCAAGCCGATTTCAATAAATGTCGAGAAGAGCTTGGGCACGATGACTTCCTTGAGTTCCATGTCCTAGAGGTGCTGGAAGGGTCTACTAAGGAAGAACGAAACAAGCGGGAGGAAGAGTTGATTGCGCTATGGTTTGACGGCGGCAAGCAGTGCTACAATCTCACACTGAAAGCAGTTTCTAGAGAAGGTTGTCCTTCTAGGAATCCTGATGAAACTCGAAGAAGAATGTCTGAGGCAGGGAAGAAGGCAATTAATCCAGCCCGATTTCGCCCTGGAATGATTCCTTGGAACAAGGACGAGAAGGGGCTCTTTTCTGAAGACACCATTGAGAAAATCAAAAAAGCTCGTGCTTGCCAGGTATTTTCAGAGGAAACGCGCGCTAAGATGTCGTCTTCTCAATGTGGCCGGATATGCACCAAGGAAATGAAACGGAAAATTGGCGAGAAGAATAGCGAGCACATGAAAGAACTCTGGCAGAATCCAGAGTATCGTGAAAAGATGACTGGCAGAGCGGGACATGAACATTCCGTTGAAACCAAAGAGAAAATCAGCAAAAGCCTGAAAGGGAAAAGGAAGAGTCCCGAGACGATTGAGAAGATGCGCGAAGCAAGAAAAAAGCTTTGGCAAGACCCTGAGTACAGGAAACGAGTCCAACAACACCGGAACTAGAAGAAGAAGGGCTGGATAATTACCTCCAGCCATGTACCGCATCCTGCCAATCTCCAAAGACACCTACCTGACCAACAAGATCATTGCTGGCTCCGGTTCAACTTCTTCGAATGTTGGACAGGCTGGTACCTTGGACCTTTACAAGATTTGGACGCTGGTAACATCCGGCAGCACCCCAACAGTCGAGACCTCCCGACTCCTGGTGCAGCCCGACCTTGATCCGCTTCGCTCTTTGACAGGTTCCCTGCTCAACATCGCGGATTCATCCTTCAAGTGCTATCTCTCCCTCAAGGATGTTTATGGAGGGCAGACCACTCCATCCAACTTTGCTATTGTCCTCAACCCGCTTTCAAAGTCCTGGGATGAGGGTCGAGGACGAGATGTGAGGCTCTACAGAGACTTGGACTCGGCCAATTGGGTGACTGCCTCGGTTGACAACGGAACGCCCTCTACTTGGGCTGTTACGGGCGCTGCGGGCAGTGGTACAGATTACCTCCCTGCCTACGAGGTAAAGCAAACCTTTGCGAGGGGTGACGAGAACCTCTTGATGGATGTGACTTCCATCGTCTCTGCGACCCTTGCTGGAGTTATCTCGGACTATGGCTGGAGGGTTGCATACAGCTCCTCCTACGAGAACGACGAGAGCACCTACTTCGTGAAGAGATTTGGTTCGAGACATACCTCCAACCTGAATCTCCGACCAAAGCTGATCGTGACTTATGGGGACACCCTTGAGGATAGCGGAAGTCAAGCTGTTTTTGGTCAAACCAACAAGATTCGTACCTACAACAAGGTGAATGGGGCCTACAGCTACTTCTACTCGGGCTCCCAGGCTGTTACGGGTTCGGACTCCTTGATGCTGGTGATGGTTGCTTCCAAGAGCGTCAACATCACGACCTCATCCTACGAGACCAACTTCTCTGCTTCAATCACCTACACGACGAGCAGCTACTCCTATTTCTCTTCTTCTTTCTCCGCCTCTCTCTCCTCTATTGGTAATCTTCCACTGGTCGGGTACTACGAGGCAGCGGTTGGAATGAACCCGCAGCTCACATCGTCCCTTGCAACCTTCCTGGGATCGGACAAGTCAGCGGTATTCCAGACTTACTGGAAGAGCCTGGACGGGACAGTTCTCTACAGCTCTGGCTCTTGGATGACCTTCACCCTCCCACAATCAGGGGAAACGGTGAGCTCTGAGAGGAACTTTGTTGTTAATGTAACCAACCTCAAGGAGGAGTACGTTCAAGACCAAACTGTTCGCTTCCGTGTATTCGTCCAGGACAGGAATACGGAACAACCAGCACTCAGGCTTCCAACACCAGCCAAGTCCTTCCTTTTTGGAGCGATGTACTGGAGGTTGCTAAATGCCTTCTCCCGTGAGGTTGTTATCCCATTTCACAGCACAGGAACTAAGATGTCCTCTGATGGGTTCGGCAGGTACTTCGACATGTACATGGAAGACCTTGACCCTCAAGTGGTCTACGAGCTCGAATTCCAGATCACTGAAGCTGGTAGGGATTACTTCATCACCAACCAGGGATTCCGCTTCAAGGTAGTGCCATAATGCCAAGTCCACGAAATCTGAGACTCAACAGACCACCTCTGTTTTCGCCTTCTGTTATCCGCCAAGTTGGAGATGGGGGCTCTGGTGGTAGTGGATTCTACGAAACCACCTTGACTGCTATGTCCGGGACAGCCTTGGATAGCTCCGGCTCGTTCCGTTATTCCTTGCAAAAGGAAGGAATGAAATCCACTCAGCAGCTCAATGTGGATTGGTCCGCCTTTGAGAACCACACCTTCTTCAACTCCGCTTATGTGAAGTCAAACGTTGCCTTCAGGAAGATTTTCGATCAATTTCCTTTCGATGGAACGCAAGGGGAACTTGAGAACTTCCTTGATGGTCTCACCGGCTTCGAGAAGTACGTCTACGACCAATTTCCGAAGAACAAGGGCTATCTCTTCTTTTCAGGCACCCTTCCATCGGAGACCGGCGTCAGTGGGACTTATGTGACAACCAAGGATGTTGCCGGAGCAAGCTACCCTGGGATCTCCAGGGACCTTTCAGGTCAGGCAATCCTGAACCCAGGTCTGTCCTCCATGACCGTGGAGTTCCAGGTTTACATGCCAGCTCTGGCTAACTCTGGTTCCTTTTTGGTCAACAAGTACGCTTACTCTGCTGTGAGCGGAACACATGGGTTTGGAATCCTCACGGCTCCAACAAGCTCAACAACCCAGGGGAAGATGACCTTTGAAGTTGGCTCTGGAAGCTACACCCTCTCTGCCGATGCTGTGTTCAACAAAGGCCAGTGGAACCACGTTGCTTTTGTTTGGGACAGAAGGGTTTCACAGAACAAGATCCTCTCCTATGTGAATGGAGCTTTCTATGCCTCATCGTCCCAAGTAGAGATTGGCACAATGAACATGGATTCCGCTGACTTCATTGTCGGCTCCGGGTCGGCTGTTCCTTTCTTCACTGGAAGTGTTACCTTCTCTGGTGCCTTGGATGAACTCAGGATTTGGCACACGATTCGCTCTCAAGCAGAGCGCGATGAATACCAGAAGAAGAATGTCAATGCTCAAAGTGGGCTGAAGCTCTACTACAGGTTCAACGAGGCTTCCGGTTCTCAGTCCCCTGTCGTTCTGGACTATTCTGGCAACTCACTTCACGGAACACTTTGTGATTGGGCAGACACCAGGAATATCAGGAACATTGCGACTGGCTCCGTGGCTGGCGAAAGTCCAATGACCTATGAAAGGGAGGAGTACAACCCTATCCTCTTCCCTCTTCACCCTGACGTTGAGGCGCTCAACCAAACCTTCCTTGACAACGCCGAGGAGTTCGACAGGATCAACCCAAACAGGATTGACCGCTTGATCCCACAACACTACCTGCTCCAAGGGCAGGACAAGGATGGGCTTAGCACAGAACAAGGCCCGATCATTGATGCCTTGAGTGTCTCCGGCGCAACCCCCGACACAGCAAAGCTCGGGGATACCCAGGTCATCTTGATGCTTCTCTACACCTGGGCGAAGTTCTTTGACGAGATGAAGCTCTATATCCAAGCCTTTGGAAATCTAAGCCAACTCGACTATGACAGCACAGATACGATCCCAGACGCCTTTTTGGAGTTCTTGGCTCAACAGCATGGAATCACCCTTCCTCCGCTGTTTACTGGCGCTTCCATTTCTCAGTTCATCAACGCCGAGAACATCGACAACCAGATCAGCACAAACAATTACTCCCTTCAGTACATCCAAAACCAGATTTGGCGACGGATGCTCCTGAACATCCAAGACGTTCTCAAGTCAAAGGGCACTATTCACTCGGTCAAAACGTTCATCCGTTCCGTGGGTATTGAACCCGACAACAATTTCCGAATTCGAGAGTTCGGCGGACCAACCACCAAGACTCTGACCAACACAAGGGAATCAAGGAGCGAGGTGAGCACCCTGCTTCAGTTCTCTGGTAGCTCTATTGCAAGGTCCGATTACCTCTCTGGTTCTAGGTTGGAAACGGAAACTGGGTTCCCAAGGGTTCCACCAGGAACGGTTTTCACCAACGGAGTTTCTACAGACAAAGGAACTGGATTCTACACTTCCGGTTCTTGGTGTTTCGAGGGGATCTACCGCTTCCCTTCGACAAGCTCGCTTTCCAGCACCACGCAGAGCTTGGCAAGAATGCTCTCTACTGGTTCAGGCGCTCCGAGCGGTGGATACTTGCTGGCAAATCTCCTTGCCACAACGGACGGTGTAATCACCTTTGCGACAACACCAAGCCCAACTGCAACCCTGGAGTTGACGGTGACTGGAGCTATCTTTGATGGCAACCCATGGCACATCTCCTTTGGTCGCTACAGAGCCGACGAAGTCTCCTCCAACGTCTCCTCGTCCTACTTCTTGAGAGTCGCCAAGCAGAGCTTTGGTGAAATCACAGACCAACACGTAACGTCCTCTTTTTGCTTCGAAGATGGAAACATCTTCTGGAGCACCTACGATACGTTCTACAACGTTTCGGGAGCTTGGTTGGCTGTAGGGTCAGAGAGTATTGCAACGGGTAGTGTAGCCCTGAATAGCGCAAGCTTTGGGTCGTTCTACAGGACAACCAACTTCGATGGGCGAGCTGGACACTTCAGGTTTTGGTCGAAGGCTCTTGAAGAAGCTGAATGGAGAGAGCACGTCAGGAACTTCAAGTCCCTGGGTGTTGCCGATCCATTGACGAACTTCAACTTCGTCACAAACGAGTCGGGCTCCTTTGGAAGACTGCGCATGGACGTTACCACAGACCAGCCGGTTACATCTTCTGATGGCTCTGGGGCACTCTACCTCACAGACTTTTCTCAGAACGGGACTGACTGGACCGGAAGCTTTGCAATCACAAGCAGCGTGATCGTACCTCAAAGGTTTCAGTACAGCCTGATCTCTCCAAAGTTCGACGTTGGAGCAACAACCGACAAAGTCCGAGTTCGCTCCTTCCAGAGCTACGAGAACGTCCAGAGTTCCTCCTATGCCCAGGTTGCTCCTCTGTATTCAATGAATCCATCTGACACTCCACACGATAACACGAGGTTCACCGTGGATTACTCGATTGTGGATGCCTTGGACCAGGACATGATCAACCTGTTCTCCACCTTGGATATCTTGGATAACATCATCGGAAACCCAGAACTGGTGTTCTCCCCTGATTACCCAGACCTTGAGAACCTTCGAAACGTGTACTTCCACAGGTTGACAGACATGGTCAACCTGAAGGGCCTCTTCGAGTTCTACAAGTGGTTCGATGCCAACATTGGAACCTTTATCGCTCAATTGGTTCCAAGAAAAACGAAGTTCCTGGGAACCAACTTTGTGATCGAGTCCCACATGCTGGAAAGGCCAAAACTGGAATATCACTACGCTGATATCTACCTTGGAGACAGCTACCGCCATGCTCTGAAGGACACAATCCTCTTCTTGCAAATTGCCGGTAACGTAGCGAGGTACTAATGGCTTTCACTCCGTTCGATGACACCCAAACACCAAGGCGAGATGCAGAGCCAACAACAGACGGCTATGACACCTCTGCGATTGACTACTACCGCCAAGGTGTTGAAATCACAACAAACCGCGTCAGATTCATGGGAGCTCAACCAAAGATTTGGTCGGGCGAACTTGATGGTGCAACCAACGTAACGACCTATGGTCAGTTCGTTGGCTATGTGGATTCCAATGCAAGGGAACTTGGTGGAAAGTTTGAGGACCTCCCAAAGTTCGATCCAGTTGCCTACATCTCCATGGGCAATGACTACCCAGGGCCAATTGAGTTCAATGACGGAGCTCCGCAAGCAAACGAAGCGGTAATTGAACCGCTCACCATCCCATTCCGCCGTCCTGCAAATGAAGGCCCGTACTACGCCCACAGCGTCCACGGTTCCCTGGAAGATGGTAATGACTTCGACTCTTACGTCGTCCGAGGTTCAAGTCGTATCCAGCAATTCTACGACCTCCGTCCAACACCACAAATTCGCCCATTTCTTGATGAAGGTGGCGACTCCTTTGGTGGAATCAGGAGAGACCCCTATGTTTCTCCTGTTGTCAAGGAGATAATTCCATTTGACGATGCAAACACCTTCAGCCCCGATAAGAGGCTACAAACATCCGATGTTGCCTTCCTAAGTGCAGCAAGCGCTGGAATTGTCACAGGAGAGGAAGACATGTTGCCTTATGCTCAGAAGTCTTCTGCGGCTGGGTCAACCTACTACGGCCTGAATGCCGGTCAATACGGCACGGATTCCATCACGTTTGGTGGTTGGGCGCGAGGCTCTTGAGAAGAAGAGTGTAACATGGCAAGAACTCTGAAAAACACGAGGATCAAAGGACTCCCTGCAAGGGTCCAGTTGCAGCAAAAGGATGCTGCTTCAGGGTCCTTTCCCGTGAAAACAAGGATCGCTTCGGACAACCGAACTGGGTTCTTCTCGTCTTCCTTTGATGACATGAAGACGGTTCCGTTCACCTCCTACCTTTCCGGCTCCGAGAATCAAGGCTTCAACGTTGTGGCCGCGGACGGGACGTACTCGAACTATTCCCTTGGACCAGCATACCCAGGTGGTAGCGTTTACTCTTGGTGGAGGTTTCAAAGCAAGAGCTCCTCTGGTGGGATCTACAGCACCCCAAATAGTGCAATGTCAATGTACTCTGGTTCGTTCGATACCTCGAACTACACCCTGAGTACAACACAGCTTCCCTCCTACTACAACAACAGCGGAACCCTTTGGCCCAACACCAACTCTGTTTACGTTGACGGTACTGGCACAGGCATTTTCACAACCTATTCATCTTCTGATGGAAGGAATAACGAAATCCTTCGTGATCAGGTGTTGAACTTCACCCTCGCCACGCACTTCTACGTCAGCTCTCTCTTGCCGTACTATCCGTTCTTTTGGGTGGGAACGAACAACTCCATTCCGATTTTCGAGGTGCTTGGAGCTTCGACGAAAGAGGTTGTTATTGGGTTCTTTTCCGGCCCAACCAAGTACCAGATTTTCTCATCTTCAACTCCTGCTTTTGCTGATAAGCAGTGGCATCACCTTGCCGTGGCTGTCTCGGGAAACAGCAACAGCGACGTGGGAGCTACCGTGTATGTCAATGGTGTGGCCATTGACATGATTCCGGTTATGAACACAGGCTTCTCGGGTGCTCCAACCAACTCTGGCACCATCCACCTGGGGGCTGCTTTTGACACCCTTGGGTACATTGGAAATGATGTTGTTGGCGATGGGTACTACAGCCAATTCGTCTTTGCAAACCGTCCAATCACAGCAGCCGAGGCGGTGTATCTCTACGATGGAACAGTTCCATCTGCTTCCGTTGGAGTGATGATGCCCGCTGGGCTTCATACCTCTCACCCCGCTCTGAAACGCTACGATGCGTACGGATCGTTCGTTGATGATCCCGAGATGACCACTGACTTGGTGATCTCTGGAATCGTCCGCAAGGGCGTTGGGGACTCATTTGTCAGGTACACTCCAGGCCAGGACATTCAACCCTTCAGGGATTGCAACAACCCAGCGGTTGACGGCAAGTCCCAGGGCAATGTCTTCTATGCCACGGGCAGCAAGGTTTCTGACATTGGAGAGGGCTTTGATCAGCCTCTTTGGAGCAAAACCAAGATTGAGATTGACCTCACTCCGAACTCCGTCCACTCGGTTTACATCGAGAACTACACCAGCGGCTCCAACAACTACCCAATGTGCTACTGGAACAAGGACCTGAAGAAGTGGCAGGGAATTGGAACAGGGAAGGAGTTTGGAACCTATGCGAACACTCTTTCCGGGCTGCAAAAACTTTGGGACGAGCAGTGCATTGGGTTTGCCCAGGGGCTCGACAACGGAGGTGCTTCTGTCAGGGATTTGGCTGCTGGAGCTCCTACGAGCAACTTTGGCTTCCCTTACCATGGAAAATTCCACGCTACATCCTCCAACACAATCTCCCTTTCGGACTACATCCAGGAGCCATTCCTGGTTGAGAAGATTGTCCTGGAGTTCAGCGGAACCTTTGCTCAAAACTCTTTCGTGAGTTCTGGCAGCACCAAGGCTACGATGAACACCTTCTTCATCCTCAACCAACGTGCTCCTTTCCGCTACATTGACAGTGGTTTCCAAACGATCCCATATCGTGTCACAAACACCCCAACAGCTTCCTTTGAGGTGACTGGAGCAACCATCCCAGAAACCATTAATGGAAACTACTGTGCAACCTCCCGTGACCTTGTTACCTGGGCGCAGTTCGTAGCGTTCCAATCGGGCGATGCAACCTCGATCGAGAGAATGTCCAGGGAGTTGAATCTTACGGGAACAAACGGAAACTGGAGCGGACGCTACGCTCTCTCGGGTGCGGTAAAGAGCCCATTCTCCAGCGATGGTCACGCTGAGATGAGCTTGGGTGATTCGGTTCAGTTCATGCTGCTCAACAAGAACGGAAGCAGGAATGGCCTATTCGTCCCAAGCGGTCGTGACCACATTGGCTCCTTGGATAGGGGAAATGTTGTTGCCAGCGCAGGTTTGAACTTCATCAATGCCCCAGTTGTTTCCTTGGGAAGATACAGCAAGCCAAATCCATACCTCTTGCTTCCAACAGATAACTTGGTCCTTGGTTGGCAACTTCCGCTGTTCAATGCGCTAAACGACAACGGAATCTCACCAACCTACAACACCCGTGGCCCAAGCCTTACCTTCGCTGCTGCACCTGCAAAGATCGTTATTTACGGTTCCATGGTGCGGGAAGGTAAGGAACACCACGATACTCTTAATCAGCACTTGACTTCGGTCAGTGTCCATGAGGTGATCGGATGACAACCCTCGACCAATTCGAAGTTGAGCCAAATGTAGCTTACTCTGGCTCCTACCTTGACGCGATCTTCTCTGGCAGCTTTGCTGACGGAACAAGGCGGATCATTGCCTTGCAGACCAGCGGTTCCAATGAAGTTAGGTTGGCCCAGTTGCACTCAACCTATGGAGACTACAGCGGAGCAAACCGTACAAGGAGCCTGGGTTCTGGTTTCCGTTTCAGGAGATTCGCTTCAAGCATTGAGCGATACGAAGACACGATCTTGCCAGATCCATACCAGTGCTATCTCCTGAACGGGGGACAAGTTGCATTGGCACAGGCTGAGCTTGGGCCAGCTCCAATTCTCATTACTGACGGAGATAGCTGGGTTATCAGCGGTGCCGTTGGAAAGCTGATCTACACAACCTACGGGGTAACGGCATCCCACTTGGATTATGGGACAAACATTGCCGACACCGTGTGGACATCAACCTTTCCATTCCAAGAGAGGTACAAGGACATTCCAAGGTTGATGGAGCAACGCCTTCGGAAGAATAACGTTTACGTTCCAATCTCCGAGTCCTATACCTTGGCTTCCGGCAAGGGTGTAAGGTACGGGACGTATGTCACCTCTGTTCCATCCAGCTCCTTGACAACCGTCGAATTCATCATGCCCAGGGTTAGCATCCTTGGACCTGATACAGTTGGCGGAAAGGGCGGGACGGAGCCAGTACGGTACACTTTGCTCGATGTCACCGGTTCCGTTTCGGCAGCGGACGAGCTGTTCTACAGCATCACCAGCGAGCTGTATCCGCCTGCCGCTCCAGGACCTTTCGGCATCACAAGGGGAACTATCAACCCTGTTGAAAAGCAGTTGACGAAGGTACTTTTTGGGATTGGAGACAACTACCAGAACGTTCCAATTGTCACCGCAGTAACTTCCAGCAAGCACTACTCCACGGCTGGGGTGATCAATGGGTACTACGTTTCCTCTGTTGACATCCGTGGATGGAAATACGGAGTTGTAAGCGGTTTCCCTCTCTACAGCGATTGCGTCTTCAGGAGCAGCCGCTTTGGCCAATTCAGGGATATGCTGGAGCAGAGGAAGTTCACCAAGTTCTACAACGTTGAGGGAGTTTCAGCCGATGGTCGTAACACCGGACGAAGAGAATCCCTTGGTGCCATTGTGAATGTCCGTTTTGTCAGCGGATCAGCTTCAGCTATTTCTGCAAGCAATCCGTCTGTTTACAACACGAGCGACTCCGGGATCTACGATTTTGAGTGCAAGGCGGCACAGCCATTTAGCGATATTTGAAGTATTCGAGGATAGCATCCAGCACTTGCTAACCTTGGATACTTACCAGCATGGGTTTTCTCGACTCAAAATCGCGGATTTGGTAACCGCGTTCTAGTTACCAATATGGCATCTGGCATTTACAAAATCATCAACAAGAACAACAAAAGAGTCTACATTGGATCGTCACAAAATTTGAAGTCAAGATGGAAAGTTCACCTTTACCGATTGAGACATCAAACTCACCACAATCAATTTCTGTCCAACGATTTTGCTAAATGTGGCGAGCAGGCATTTGAATTTGTTGTTGTTGAGGAGTGCGAGAAAGAGTTTTTGGTTATCCGAGAACAGTTTTGGTTGAATCACTATTACGACGATCAAAACCAGTGCTACAATTTGCGTAAAGTAGCCGAATCGAATAGAGGATTCAAAATGTCTGATACTTCCAGACGAAAAAAGTCTGCTGCTATGAAAGGACGAACGCCGAGGCCCGAAGTCCTAGAGGCGAGTCGGCAAGCTAGGCTTGGTGCTAAGCTTCCACCAGACGTTTGTGCTAAAATGGCTAATTATCAACGCAACAGAACTATCGAACACCAGCAAAGGTTGAATCAAGCCAATGCAGACAAATGGCAAGTGCCAGGATATCGAGAAAAAATGTCGCAAGCTCACCGTCGTCCGGTCCCAAGTAGACGAAAGAAGATCATTCAACTTACAAAACAGGGTGAAGTGATTGGCAACTACCTTGGAGCAGACGAGGCTTCAGCAGCTACAGGAGTGAATGCTTCCAATATTCGTGAGGTGGCCAGCGGAAAAGGTCGGAAAAAGACCGCGGGTGGCTTTATTTGGAAGTATGAGGAATAGAGATGGCTGGCTTTCTTAGTTCGAAATCACGTATCATGGACACCATTATCACCCTGGAAGGCCGTCGACAGATCGCCACGGGGAAAATGAAGGCGGAATACTACTCCTTCACTGATACTGGAGCCTTCTACAGCCAAGACCTTTCCACCAGTGCTTCACTTGATGGAACAAGGCGTCCTTACCTGGAAGCTGTTTCCCTTCCCCAGGACAGCATTACCTTTGAGTCGGACGATGCTGGGAAGCTGGTTAACTTTCGTTCGTCCACTTCGGCTGTCAGAAACGGTAAGATCATGACCGTGGTGACCTCTTCCACGGAGCTTTCCGGCACAACTGGTAGGGTTTATCTCCCAGCCGAGAACAACGTGTTTTCCTCGATGGCAAACACCCTCCTCAGCGAGTCCTTGGGTTCTTTCCAGAAGAACAGGATCATTGGAAGTCCCGATCCTTTGGATGAGAACAGGGAGCTCTTCTTGGTCAACAAGAGCGAGGTGGCCTTCAGAATCTCTGACGACTCGCCATTCGCCCCAGGAGACAGAAGTGAATCGAGTGTGGAGACGACAGATGGACTCTTCATTGACTCCAAGCTCAGTCATCTCCCCAACTTCCAATACCTTCCCCCAATCAACAAGTATCGCCCTGGGGACTCCACGGTAAACTTGCTTGGGAACTATCCGATCTTGAATCAACGTCCAAAGTTGACTTTTGATGATGTTGAGAAGGAATTGGATGTGGCAACCAGGAAGGGATATTCCACCGAAGTTTCCTTTGATGAGACCTCCAGAGCCAACAACCTCGTGTGCCAGATGTTTGAGCTGGGGCAAAATGAGATTGTCAAGCTGGACATCATCGACTTTGGTCTCTTCAACATCCGTGGGGAGGACATCTCTGAGTCGGACAGGAAGAGGCAGGAGAAAGATCCAAGGACTCGACCTATCAGGAGTAAGAGAGTCTTCTTTGCTGGGAAGGTCTTCACCGACGATGCCGGGGTCCATAAGTTCATCAACCTTTTCACCTTGGTATTCGAGTAGGTGAAACGTTACTTCGACCTACTTAGCTTCGTGAGAATGCAATATGAAGGCCATGCTAATAAAGGTGGCGTATACAAAATTGTCAACACCCTGAATGGTCGATTCTACATTGGCTCCTGCAAAGGATTCAAACAGCGGTGGAGCCAGCATCTCGCCCAACTTGAAAATGGCAAGCACCACAACCAATTCCTTCTCAATGACTACAGGAAGTGCGGCCCCGCCGCCTTTGAGGTCGTTGTCCTTGAAGTGATCGACGGAGACCAACTTCTCAGGCTCGCTCGGGAACAAGAGTTGCTTGATAATTTGTACGACAACCAAACGAGTTGCTACAATCTATCCCCTTATGCCAAATCGCCAGCAGGCGCAAAGCAAAAAGGAAGGAAAATTATTGATAGAGCCAACTGGGGCATGACTGGCAAAAAGCATAGTGAAGCTGCAAAAGCAAAAATGTCGGCTTCTAAACTTGGGAGACAAACTGGGTCGGCACATCACATGCATGGCAAGTCTCACACGGAGAAAGCTAAGCAGAAAAATGCCGCTGCTCACACAGGCTCGCGAAACTACATGTATGGCAGAAAACAAACCTTCGAATCAAATGAAAAGCGCAGGCTTTCTCGTTCGAGACCCGTTGAACAACTCACTAAAGAAGGTAATTTAGTGGCTTCTTTTATTGGTGCAAAAGCTGCCAGTGAGGCAACTGGCATTCACCATTCAGCAATAATCAATTGCGTAAATGGCAAAGCTAAAAGTGCAGGCGGATTCGTTTGGAGACGAAAATCATGAAGGTAACCATTACTCGACAGAACGGGATCTTGACTGTCCCAAATGACTTCGCTTCCTTTGTGGGAGTAACAGCTCGGGGTCAGTTCCACTACAAGATCAAATACTCCGTTAACGCCGTCCGTGCCATCAAGAAGCGGGCGTATCTGACAAAGATTAGCGTTTCGACGGTTTCGCCAGAAACGAAGGCTGTTTCCTTGTTCTCTGGAACCAATGGTCAGGACTTGGTTGCTGGTCTCTTGCGTCAATCTTCCAGCAAGATTGAAGCAGGACGAGCTTTTGCCAAGGGGTTGGTAACCTCAATCATCAGCGACATTACCAGTAAGTTCCCAAACGATAGAACTAGGGAGCTTAACAACCTCAAG